TCACGATTGACTTTCTGACCATCAATCACACCACCAGTCTTGGCAGTGATATACATGCAAGAATAACCACGTTCTGCAAGTTCATTACGAAAGTCAGATTCTGCAAGAAGTTTGATAATCTGCTTGGTAGAACGGGCACAGACAAGAATCTTATCCAGTGCATTCTCATCGATGGTATCAATCAGATTCTGAGAATCACGATCGGCAATCATCTGCTTGTCCTGAACCATATCCAGTTGCTTGACAACAACCTTAGGAGGAAGAATATAACCTTCTTCTACCAGTTTAGGTGCAGGAACGTTACAGATGACTTTACCATAGACCTCAGTATCATTCATGCCTGGTTTAAAAACAGTAAGAGAATGCTTAGGAGTAGCAGTGAAGAAATAGCAACGATCAGAATCAGCAGCAAAGTGCTCTGTAGCAGGGAAAAAGTTTCTCTGCACAGAATTATGCGCTTCATCAAAATAGATCGTATTGACCTCAATATCTGCCTCCTGCAAACGATGCAGAGAATGATAAGTGGTGAAGATGATTACATTCTCACCAGCAGTTCTAGCAGTATTTACAAACAGATTGATTTTTTCTGCTTTTGTTGTGGAGAAGTGTGAAGTCTCACCACTATGAACATGCAGAATGTGAGTGTGAGTAGTGTCAACCAACTCAAGAAACTCAGAACAAAGTTGCTCTGCAAGAAGAATACGGGGAGCAACCACAACAGTAGTCATTCCGTTATCAATGGACTTGCAGTTCTCAACAACGTCCATGATCATGGTGAGAGTTTTACCACCACCAGTCGGAACAATAATTTGACCCTTGTCATGAACCAGCATGGCATCACAGGCATCTTGCTGGTGAGGACGCAGAGTGATGGTGGTCATCAGGTGTCTCTCGAATACCTTGTTATTATAGCAGAAAACCGTCCCTGATGCGACTCAGTAGACGGTTCTCAAAGTGGCTTAAACTCTCATCTCCAACCCAGACAAAGGTAGTCTACATGTATTCAGGAGTCTTGTCAACTACTCGTTATAGTTTCCCATGAAGTTCCATTATAGAATTGTAATTTACTAAGAGTTGTGTTATAAATGACTCCACCCTCTTCTACACCAGAAGTGGTCATTGTGTTTCTTTGAGTTGTTGTCATCTTTGGAGGAACAAAAGCACTAAAACCAGTATGGTTATTAGAAAGTGTTGCAATACCACAGAATGTGGTAGTTCCTATACCAACTTCAAGTCTTGTATTTGTACTATTAAATACAAGAGCACCACTAGGAACACCATCAGGAGTTGCTTCTATTGACTGCTGATATCCAAGAAGACTTGGTGAACCCGGAAGTACTCTTATTATATCAAGTTCAGACTGAGTAACTACTGGTGGCAAGAAGTAACTGTTTACTGCTGTTGAAGCATATCCAACATCAAGAACACATCTTGGGAAGAAAGTATTAATTCCAATAACTGATGCAGCTGCTGCATTATCACCAGCATTATCAAATACAACTCCACCATTAGTTGATCCAAATCCTACTGCAGATTGTCCTACAGATGGGACAAATCTAATAATTCCGTCATTGATAAATGATATGCTTCCATTCGAATGAACTTGGAAATTTCCATATTGAAATTCGGGAGCATTAAAGTCATTAACAGCAGGGAAAGTGTCTTCACCTCTAGGATCCTCTCTGTAATTATCTGTTCCAATAGCAACAGCATCTAATAATGAAGTTTGTTGTGAAAGTATTTTTTCTCCATGAATTGTAATTTTATTAGTGGATAGATATTGATTTGCTGTTGTTCCAATTCCGATAAAATTACCATTATTAATGAATGTTGCGTCAGTCGTAACGGCAATATCTGCGATATCTCCATCACTCTTGAATACTTCAAAATTACTAAGAGATGGATCAGAAGCAGCTGATGTAGAAAATCCAAATACAAAATTTGAATTAAAAACATTTACAGTTCCTGAGAAGAATTCTGATGTATTGCCAGCACCAACATGAAAGTTAGAAGTAACAGTTGCACCAGCACCAATTTCTAATAAACCAGCCGTTGTAACTATTCCTAAATTAGCATTAAATCCATCTGGAAGTGAAACACTAGTCGCAACAGTTAAATTATTTGTTGTAATAATACCAGCCGTTACACCTGTTGCGACTAAACTATCTAATGTTACTGAACTTCCGGTGGCTACTATAACATCTGCATCTAATGTTATAGTGCTGTTTCCGATCGAAATAGTTACACCAGCACCGGGACCCACTACTGTTGCCGGAAGTGTAGCATTAGTCAGAACAGTTAAATCATTTGTTGTTACTGAATTTCCGAGAGATACTACAAGATCCGTATTTATTCTTACAATATCTGTTCCGATAGCAACAGTATTGCCACCGCCAGATGTAGATCCAATTCCTATCACTGCTGCTGGGACTGACGCTGACCTAATAGACCCACCTATTGCGATAGAATTAAAAGTGCTTACTCCAGTATTAACATCAATATTAAAATCTGGATTTGCTGGGAAATTACCATTGGCATCAGGAACAGTGACCTGATTTACTTCACCTGCACGAATTGTAATATAATCACTCGTACTTAAAATTCCCGTGATCTTAGCATCACCATTTACATCTAAATTGTATCCAGTATCTGGTGATGCTTTATTAATTGCAACTCTACCATCATAATTTGCATTAAATGCTGTATTATTATTATGAACTACTCTAAATCCACCAGTTGTTCCGGCACCTGTTCCTTCATGTAAAAGTACAGAGACATCACCAATATCATAATTAGAAATTTCTACTCCACCGGTCAAAGAAGTATATTTAATTACGGCACTACTATTTCCGGCACCAACAGAGGCACCAACACTTATAGATGCACTATCACCACCAGTAACATCAACTGTAGTATTTGTGGATGTATCAACTCTTATACTATCAAAAGTTCCAATACCAACATCTATTCTTCTAAAAGTTCCATCATCAATGGTAGCATTAGAAATATGACCAGAAGATGATGTTAAAATACCAGAAAATGTATTTGCTGTAATAATACCACTAGTATTAGCACTAAAACTTGATGAAAGAGTAGATGCTAAAGAGACATTCCCTGTTCCATCAAAAGATATTGCATTTGCTTCCAAATCTCCCGTAATGGAGAAGTTTCTTGCATTTTCGAGTTGTGTTGCAGTTGATGCAACACCGGTTAGATCTCCTGTTATATTACCAGTTACATTACCAGTAACATTGCCAGTTACATTACCGGTCAATTCACCAACAAAACTCGTAGCAGTAACAACTCCACTAGCACGAATATTGCCAGAAGTCATTCCAATACCGGTGCTGGATGCAGGATCAAATCCTACTTGAAGACTATATACTGGATTTGTGGTTCCAAGACCAACTTGTCTGAACGTATGTAATCCAACACCTTGACTTACAAATCCAGTTGTTGAGATGGCAAATATATTTGTGAGACCACTCGCATCTCCAACAAATCTAGATGCATTAATAAAACCAGTTGTTGGATCAATAGTGATAGTTGATCCTACTTTTACATCATCAAAGAATGTTGCAGTCTGTGCAACACCTAAAGTTCCAGTAGTAGTAAATCCACTAATTTTTACGTTTCCAATAGCATCTATGACCTCAGTTGGAATTGAAGTTCCAATTCCAACCAGTCCATTTGCATTTACAATAAAATTATCATTATCAACCTGAACACCATTCCTAAAATTAAATGACTTTCTATAATTTGCCATTATTATAAGCTTTAGAGTTATTTATCGGATAATTTTTGCTCAAGTGTTTCAACCTTATCAGAGAGCTCCTTAATTGCCTCTACAAGCAATGGTATTACTTTATGATAATCCACTGCAAGATAACCATTATCTCTTGTTACAACTGCTTCTGGAAGCACTTTTTCAATTTCTTGTGCGATCAGACCAACATCATGTCCAGACTTATTAGATTTTTCGTTCCAATCGAATGTATTACCACTGATAGAAATTACTTTTTCAAGAGGATTATCAATGAGATTGATATTATCCTTTAATCTTGAGTCGGATGTCCAGAATGCGGTAATATCGTCAGTAACACTTAAGATTCCAGTAATTGTTGTATTAGTCTGAATGGCAACATATGACCCTGTAGAAGCATTTAATTTAAGATTGCCACTCTTGGTATCAATTGTATTATCATCTGTAACTGCTATTTGCAGATTACCGGCTGATAAATCTGTAGTGGTAGTGGCACCACCAACAAAAAGATCTCCACCAGTAGTAGTAATACCACCATTTTTTGCTAATGTAGCAATACCAGCACAACTAAACCTTCCTGTCAGATCAAGACTATTAAAATTAGCAACTCCACCAACATATAAGTCTTTATCAATACCAACACCACCATCAACAATAATTGCACCAGAATTGCTATTGGTTGATTGTGTGGTATTTAATACTCTAAGTCTTCCAGATAAAGAAAGAGTATCCTTAACTCTAACGTCGTTGTTAAATGTTACTGGACCATCAAACTGGGACAGAATTTCTCCTGAATCTCCACCTTCAACAATAATTCTTTCTTTAATAGTCGCTTCATCAAAGATGGCACTCAGTCTTGCTGGATCTTCACCTGTAACTGTAGGAATTGGAGTATCGAATGATGTTTCTTCACCAGTTGCAGATGATTTCTTAGTATTACCAATATAAAAGTCACCTCTGTTGTTCATACCAGTGTAAACAACAATACCAGCAGATCTTTCTTGTGCCTGAGATAAGAATTCTTCCTTCTCTGTCAGTGATTTTGTTTGAACCTGAGGAAGACCTGTAGAATAGTTACCGGGACCATAACCAAGATATTCAAATGTGTGTCCAGATGCACGAACTGTAGATGGTCTTCTAAATTCTACTGGTAAAACATTAATCTTACGAATTAGTGATCCATCGGCATGTGAAGAAACATTGGTGGAGAAAATACCACGAATAACAGAAAGTTTATTTGTTCCAGTTAGAGAGGAGGATGAAATTCTCATAATCTCGTCCTCAATTTGAACATATGTTCCAATTGGGAATCTTTCAGTTGTTCCGATACCTGAAGATGGATGAGAAATTGGAATTAGTGTTGTATTTACTCCAATTGAACTTCCACTATTACTAATTACAAGTGAATCATTTCCATAAAAAGTTTTTGATCTAGATGCGAGATTTTCATTACTTCTATCAGAAACACCCGAGTTAGAAGAGAAATAATGTTGAAGAATAAACGCAGGATTTGTTAATTCTACTGTAGTTTCTGCAGTGAAAGTTGTAACTCCAACTTTAGACTTGACAATAAAATCTCCCAAGTTATTGTTGGATGTATCAATAACTCTAAATTTGTTTCCAGAAACTAATCCATGAGCATTATTACAATTAAATGTCGTTATCTTTGTTGTAGCATTAAATGATGTCGATCCGATACCAATAGATTGACCTACAGGTATCACAATGTGATCGGCAAAGATAGATGGATCTCCAGTGGTTCTGGATATTCCAATTTGATTCTTACTAGGAATGTTGGCAATACGATAATATCCATCAGATACTGTTCCAATACCAGTGACCTGAACTACATCACCAGTAGCTGTTGCAATTCCTGCCGTAGCTAAAGTAATTGTTCCATCCTGATTTCCACCAATAGCATCGTTATCAAAATACAATACATCACCATCAGAATATCCAGAACCCTGAGATTGAATTTGGAATGAAGTGATTGCATTACCAGCAACTATAACTTTTGCTGTTGCTCCACTCCAAGTGCTGTATGAAGCATCATTATAAAGTTTTACATTATAATATGTTCCATCAGTTCTGGTTCCAGTTCCTGCAGAAAGAGTTCCTGTTATTGCACGATTAAATTCATGATTTCTAGTAAATGTAACTGTGGAGACACCTGCAGACTGTGGTGTAACTGCACTAACTGTTAGATTTTTATTGAGTTTTGTAATTACTTCATCAGATGTTTCTCTCGTAACACTTCCTTTTAAATCACTAGTAACAACTTGACCTAATGGAGAAGATGCCGCATAAGTTTTTGTTGATGGTGGAGAGTCATTTACATTATCTCTATCTAATTGTGGATAGAAATCAGTTACATTTTGGCTAAATTGTAAGTCTGTAAATTCGTTGGTGATCGATGCATCAGCTTTGAGTGCATATAAATGATATATACCATTTTGAACTCCTTCAATATATTCATCAATAACTTCTGTTCTGTAAATATAAAAGTTAGACTTTATATCATTCCTCTCAAATCTTGGAAGACTTTGATTTCTTACACTCGTATCATTAGTAGATGATGCACCAGGACTTTGGGAGTTCGTATAAGTAAACTCCATATTATTTGGAACACTTGCAACAGTAAATGTTCCGTTGTATCCTTCATCAATTGCCCCATCAGTATTGGTGCTGTCGGTTACGTTTTTAATAATAACTTGATCACCAACTTCTAGGTTATGTGGAAGTTCAGTTGTAACAGTTGAGGTGGTTGATGAATGAGTACATTTTGCAATAAATCTATTATTTTTCTTGAAATTGAAATCATTAATCGTAATATCGGATAAAGTAAAATCATTCGCATCACGGGCTTCTGTAGTGCTTGATTCTTGAATAACAAATCCAGATTCAGGATTTTTACCATTAACTAATTCTTTAGGAATTACTGCTCTAAACTTGTATACTTTTTCATCTAAACTTCTATTATCAGGTTTTCTTTTGATGTATGTTGGATCAGTTTCTGCTCCAATTCCAGCAACACCAGAATTTAAAAGTTTTGGATAAATTGTATTTGAATTATTTACATGAATAAACCAACGATTCTCGGCACTATCAAATTGTACTGGATGTCCTGATTCACCCGAAACTTTGTCCGTTACTCTTGATTGAATTCTTAACTTAGTTCCACCATAAACAGTAATATTATTTCCATTTTCTGCATCAACTTTTGTAGGTGCTAATTGAATTTTATCTAAATTAGGAGCAGCATTAAAAGCAATAACGTAATATATTATGTGTGGAGTAATATTTTCAGGATAATCTCCATTATCACTCAATAAAATAACCTTTTCACCAGTTTTAAGTCCATGATTAATTCCAATAGTAAATTTACTACTTGCTACAGATGATACATCAAATTCTCTGAAGGAGTTATCAACTCCATTTTCCATTAAAATATTTGCCTCATATTGAGATCCATCAATATTCACGAATAATTTATCATTTTCTTTTGCACCAACCCTGTAACCTTGAGTCAGTGTTGGTGGAACATCATCTTCAGAAGTAAATTCTCGTAAGTATAAGTTGGTTGAAATACCAACTGACGTAGTAACACCAACATCAATCGTCAACCAGTCAATTTCTTCTTCTGCAACTACGTTTGACCTTGGCGGTATAATATTTGTAATGAATGCCTTGTTATCTTTTTCAAATGCTTCTTTTTTAAATCCTCCAGATACTAAAGATAACTGACCAAAGTTGGAGTTTGAGTTTGTAATTGATGCATCACCACCACTTAAAATTTCAAAGTGTTTATTGTATCCGATTGCAAAGACCGAAACAATTTGTAGAATCGCATCATTCGAAACTTTAATATGAGTTTGTTCCCAAGTGTTTCTATAAATGGCATCAGTATCGAGGTGATATACAGTCGTACTATCAGTCGATGATGATCCATTTGAAAGTTCTGATCCGGCTACTCTTGAAAGAGGAATACCATTATAAGAGCGGGAAGATTTATTGTACTTTACAAATGCTCTATCATCTTTTTGAAGTGAAACACCGGTAAACTGTGCCACAACCATCGAACGGAAACCAGATGCCTTAGTACCATCAGCGTGCATTCCATTCATACCAAAAACGGAACGCATTGAAATATTAAAGATGTAAGGAGAAGCACCAGTAACGGTATCAGTTTCAATGGTTACTTCTGCACCAGATGCATTTCCTGGAGTAGGAAGGTTCTTTCTAAATGTTGGTAATAGATATGTAAATACTCTTGGATTATCTGCATCAACAAGTTGTACTTTTGTTGAAATATTATAATCCTCAGGATCTACTCCACTAATTTTAATCGGAGTTCCTGCCGATAAATTATGATCAGTGACAGTTGTTACCGTAACTTGGTTAGTTGGAGTTCCTCCAGATCCAGCTTCAATTGAACTGATAGAAATTGGATCAGAAGCAAATGCACCAACAATTTCCCACTCTGGTCTCTGTTTTGCAAATCCCTCAGTGTCGGAAGGAAACTTAGCATCAATATTTCTACTTGGTGATCCTGATCCTGTATTATATGCATTAGAAAGTTTTGCATAATACATATCAAGATCTGTCAAAGTTCCATATAAGGATCTATTGACAATATTCACACCGTCAGCATACTCAAAGCAAGTAAGTTTATGGTGCGAGAAGATAGGTTTGGATTTATTATTGCTACTAAAATCAGTAGGGTCAGTATAGACTAATCCATTTTCGTTTCCATCAAAAAATGAAAACTGCCAGAAATAACAAGTACCAGTAATTCTAAAAATAGCACTATTATCTACATCAACATCAGTGGGATTTGGTACATAAAGAGGTCTAATTTTAGTTTTTCTTAAGTCAAGACCAACAATAGACGTACCTCTGGGTAC